ACGATCTTGAAGACGGAACGTCGATTGAGATGATTATCCCGTTCGCTAGAATCAAGGCGGTGTACGCGGGTTACGAAGGTAGGGGCAGCCGTTTGTTGATCATCGGTGGTCGGGATGAGATACACGTCGAAGAAGACGTGGATGATATCTGGCGAATGATCAAGGACTGGCAGCAATGACCAAAAACGATTCGGTACTCTGCGCCTGCTGTGGCCGGGAATTCACGATGCCCCTGGTCGACATGGTGCGCCGGCAGCATCGGTGGTGCGATTCGTGTATCGGGATTGCGGATAGGGCTTTACAGGAGGCCGCAGAACGGGCCGCAGAACGGGCCGCAGAGCGCAGCCCGGTATCTGAGGGTCAGTGAAGAGGCGCGAAGCTCAAGGTGAGGCCGGGATTGCCGTGGAGGAAGTGATCCCGGTTTGCGAAGCCGCCAAGGATGGCCAGGTGATCGGCCATCGCCTCCAGCGTTGGGTTGCCGGTTGAGCGGATGTAGCCAAGCGGTTCCTCACCAGGCGCGAGGATCACGTACGTGATATCGGTTCTCATTGCAGGCAGATCCTTGAGTAGTCAACGGTGCGACGGATGACCCAGTGGCGCTTTGCTTCAGGCATCCACGGATCGATGCAGCACATCTCCATGTAGGCGCTCGCCAGCATGACAAGTACGGTATGCAGTTTCATGGTTAGCCTCTCCAGGCGATTACATTGCCCGCGCGGTTGCGGAACAGGATAACCGCGTCAGTCGGGTAGCAGGCAGCCCATTCAAGCGCTTCCTGACGGCTCCAGCAACGATGCAGGGTAACGCCGTCGAGCCAGTCAGCACAGACAGTGAGCGGTGCGATTGCGTTCAGCAGTTTGCGGATCAGCTTTTTCATTTCCATCTCCTCGGTTAGTGATTCCAGTATAGCAATTGCCGAAAAACTAGCAAGTAGTTTTCGGAGAAAATTTCCAGTTCGCCAATGACGAATCCCTCCCATAGACGCGATTGTCTATTTGGGAATTGCGGTCTACGCATTATGGTCGTGCGCACGAGGGTGCAAAGACTTAAGTTAGTGAGTACTCACGTCGGCAAAACGAGCCCTGATCCGTGCCTCGAAAACATCGATTACAAACCGTAAACTGTCATAGGATTGAAAGCTGAATTGAAAGGCGATTGTCAGTTAGCGAACAGTGCTTTTGCGCCGCACCGATTACGGTTTGCGGTAAGTCATTGATTGCAAAGGGTTTGCTGTACGTCAACACGATTGTCATATGGTAGTTTATCAACATTTCACCCTGTGAATCCGCGCTAAACGAGACTGATTTGCATTTACAGTTAGGGTTTACCCTTAGTTTTTCCGGTAAACGCGAATCATTCTCAACTCTGGGGGCCTCGGCATCCCCGCCGGACGGGGTGATAAATTTTGGACCCTTGTCTCCCAATCCGCGATTCCTGAAACACTGATAAGAAGATGTGATATACTTGTCACATTATCAGGAGAGTGAAATGGAAATCTGGCGCGACATCCCCGGCTACCTTGGTTTCTACCAGGTGAGCGACGAAGGGCGGGTGCGGACTTTGGACCGGAACGTTCATCCGGATATGATCCTCAGCGGCATGCGGATACCGAAGAGCGGCGGGGGTATCCGTCCTCTGAATCCCGGCTACGCGGGCCGCCTCGGGATCATCCTGTGCGCCTACGGGAAAACCAAACGGTTTCAGGTACACCGTCTGGTGCTGATGGCTTTCAAGGGAATTCCGGCAGGCGACCTTGACGGGTTGCACAACGACGGGGACCACTTGAACAACCGGCTGGGCAATCTCCGTTGGGGAACGCACACCGACAACATGCGGGACAAGGTGGCGCACGGTACGCAGACGCGCGGTGAAACGCATCCGATAGCCAAGCTGACCGAAGACGATGTGCGGGCAATCCGGGCTTCCCGGGAAACTACCCGCGCCTTGGGTGAGCAATACGGCGTGAGCCAGGTCGCCATCGTGTTTATCAAAAACCGCAAGACCTGGAAGCACGTGGCATAATCGCGCGGACAGGAGAGACGCCATGACGAAACAGCCCTTCACCCACAAGCCGAATTCGCCCAGGCATCCGAAGCCTGCGAAGCGCGAACAGCACGGCGAGAAGATCCAGCCGCAGCGCACACTGGCTGGGCGGAAGACGAAGTGAGTTTCAACGCAGCGGCAACACTCCGCGTCATCTCGGAAGATCGGGCGCTGGCAAGTGCCATGGTGTTCCCGCACCGGCATCCGAAAGCCAGCCCTCCGTTTCACATCGAAATCATGGACGCATGGGGTGCGAAAGATGAGTACGTCCTGGTGGAGGCTTTTCGCGGCGCGGGAAAATCCACCTTGTCGGAAGAATTCCTGCTGGTCGAAGCGTGCTTTGGTAATTTCCAGTACGCGCTGATCATCGGCGAGACGTACACGAAAGCCTGCCAGCGGCTTGAAGCGATCAAGCATGAAGCGGCGAAGAACACAAAGATCCTGGCCCTTTTCGGCAAGATTGCGAAAGTAGCCGGACGCCTGTGGAACGAGCATCAGTTCGAGCTGCCGAACGGCGTGCTGCTTGAGGCGCACGGGTGGGAGGAAGAGCTACGGGGTTTCAAGTGGCACGACTGGCGTCCGGACCGCGCGTATCTCGATGACATTGAGAACGAAGGTATGGTCAAGGACAAGGCCGCAGTGGATGCGACCATGCGCAAGCTTTATCTTCAGCTCGCACCCGCAATGGATGAGGAAAAACGCAGGCTAAGGGTTACGCAGACCCCACTGGCCGAAGACTGCCTCGTGGCCCGGTTAAGGGCGAACCCCGACTGGACGTGTCTGAGGGTACCGATCTGCAACGGGGAAATCGACGACCCGAAGACGGTTGCCGCGTGGCCGGGATTATTCCCGATGAACGTGGTGAGGAAGAAGCGCGACGAGGCGGAACGCGCGGGCCAGCTCCGGGGGTTCCTCCAGGAGTACATGCTGATGGCGATCGGTAGCCAGGACAAGCCTTTTGAAGCGGAACACATCCATGAAATCGCAATCGATCCTGCGCCGTGGCTTCCGAAAACTCTGGTGGTTGATCCTGCCCGCACTGCTAACGTGGGCAGTTCTGACCGGACGGGCCGAGTGGTTCTTTCTCGGCTCGCCACCCGCATCTACGTGCATGCAAGCTCAGGCGAGTACTGGAAGCCCGACCAGATCATTGCAGATTCCTTTTCCACAAGTGCCCGTTTCGACGGCGCTACTGTGGCGATAGAAAAGAATTCGCTCGATGAGTGGCTGTTGCAGCCGATGCGCGCGGAGATGCTTAGAAGGGGCGAGAGTCTCCCACTGAAGGCGATTCAGGCACCGCAGGACCGGAGCAAGGAACAGTTCATCATGGGCCTGCAGCCTTTCTTCGAAGCGGGCGACATTGTGCTGGTCGGTGGGCGCGGCGCGCATCCGCAACTGGTGGCGGAGATCCTGAACTTCCCGTCAGGCAAGCGGGACATTCTCAACGCGCTCGCGTACGCCCAGCGGGTATTCTCGGGGATCGTCGTGTATGAAGACTTTGGGCAGCGCAATCTCACAAGCGAATACGAGCCTTCGGCGCGGCACGCGCTTGCTCTGTGTTTTAACGCCAGCGGCGCTGAGACTGCTGCTGCGCTGGTTGCTGTGGAAGGCGAGCGCATGGTTGCCGTTGCCGACTGGATTTCGCCAGTCCCTCCTGCTCAGGCTGTCCCGGACGTTATGGCGCTCACTAGAGCGGCTTTCCCGCGCGCGAAGCTGACATGCTGGCTGCCCGCCGACGTGATGGACCAGCAGGACCGCATGCCGCTGATGGCGGCGTTGCGCGCGGCGGGGCTCCAGCCGATGCGCGGCGCATACGCGAGCCTCGCGCGCGGTTGCCTGTCACCGATGATCCGCACAGAGATGAAGGGCCGGCGGCTGTTCCTCGTGGACTCGAACGCGCGGCACACGATGAACGCCATGGCCGGCGGCTACAACTTCAGCGTGATGAAGAACGGCCAGCAGAACACGGAACCGGAGCGCGGACCGCACCGCACGCTGATGGAGGGACTGGAATCGGCGGCTTATGTGATAACATCGCAGGCAGGAAATTCCTTGCCAGACGATCTGGCATCTGCTAGAAATCCGCAAGGCGCAACTTACTTCACCTCACTCCCCCGGAGATAGCCATGGCCGTGTCCCGTACAATCGTTCCGAAAGCCCCCTCGCAAAATCCGGTTGACTTCTACAAGGGCGTCCAGCAGGGCGGCGCGGAAGGCAAGCCCACGAAGGTCGGCGAGAAGCTGACCGGTGGCCCGATGCGCGAAGTGATGCGCCGCAAGGGGCTGTAAGTGGAAGGCAAGAAAGGCCGGATGAACCGGGTTTATACGGCCCCCGGAAAGAAGGCTTCCGAAGCTGCGATCAAGAATGGCGGCAAGTCGAAAGACCCCGCCATGAAGCACAGCAAGCCTCCGAAAACGCCGAAGATGGGCGGCTGACGTGGCGCACCGCGAGGCGAAGGAGCCGAACAGCCAGTCGGGAGCGCGCGACATGCGCAAGACTCCCGGTAAAGGCTCAAAGCTCCCGCCCATGCCCGGCGGCAGGATGACCGCGTTTCACGCGGACAAAAAACGCAAGGCGAGGTCGAAATGAAAGTATCGAAAAAGGATCGCGCCGGCAACAACGGGCGCAACTGGTCGGAATCCGTCGAACTGCGCCACGGGGTACCGTGGGGCGGCAAGAAGACGGATACGACGTTTGGCCGGACTTCGAAGAAGCCCGAAGAGGATGATCGCCCCAAGCGCACGCCCGGCGACCGGAACACCGGTAGCAGCCTCGCTCGCAAGCTGGCCGGAAAGGTGATCGGATGAACTTTACGCACGAAGCGAATCCGGTTCGCGTCTACGCGCGGCAGATCGTAAAAAAGATCCCGGTATTCGGAAAGGATCTTCCGCCCACGCAACACGGCTGGCATTTCGAATTTGCGGAAGCTGACGCAGACAAGTGGTGTTCGTTCACGGACCCGATGCTCGCACGATACGCTCCGGAAGTTGGCGACTATCTAGTGACGCAGGAAGACGGTTACGAGTACTTCAATCCGAAAGACGTATTCGAACGGAAGTATCACTCCATCTGATGGCCAAAAAGAAAGAAGAGAAGAAAAAGGATGAGCCCGTAATCGAGACAGTCGATTCACGGGCTATCGACGCTGAGCGAACTGGGGAAGAACTGGAAAACTTCGCGGAAGATCAGGGCTCCGACGCCTACATCGACGCGGCCAAGCTGTACCCGAAGATCCAGAAGTCGTTCGAGAACAAGCAGCAACAGTCCGACTGGGTGGAAGAGTATTGGAACATCTACAATGCACGACCCGATGAAAACCAGCAGTACACTGGCAACAGCCAGTGCTACATTCCCGCTGTTCGCGATGCAATCAATGCAAGATGCAAGCGAACTCTGGCTACTCTTTTTCCGGCCAATTACAAACATGTGGATGCAGTGGGACCGGCTAATGTCACGCCGTTTCCAACACTGGCATTACTAGAACATTACATCCGCAAGACGAATCTGAAGGATATCATCCGCGCGGATCTGCTTTCGGGCGACGTGACCGGCCAGTGGGCGTTGTACGTAGACTGGATGCGCACGACGCGGCGCATTACGGAACTGGTCAAGAAACCGCCAATCCTCGAAAGCGATGACGGGATCGAAGCCGAAGACGTGACCGTTGAGGAAGAGTGGGACGTTGAGGAAAAGGAAATCGTAGACGAGATGCCGGATATCACTCCGCTCGCCGTTGATGACCTGGCCGTCTACCCCCCGACCGTAAACGACATTGAGCGCGCCACTGCTACGGCGGTGCGCCTCCGCCTATCGAAAGAATCCGTCCAGCAGTTCATTGACGAAGGCGTCTTCGTCGGCTGGAATGCGAAAGAGATCATGGACAACCTGAATGAGCCGGATGGCGGTCGTCAGAAGCGTGTCCCGAACAAGCGCCGGACCGCAGACGCGGGCGTACGCACCGAAGGCACGTACAAGTACGCGCTGATCTACGAGGTTCACACAAACCTCGAACTGGAAGAAGGCAAGGGCAAGGAGCCGTGCTTCGTCTACTATGCCGGACCGGAAGTCATCCTCGGCATCATCCGCAACCCGTTCTGGTCGAAGAAGCGCCCGATCATTACCGCACCAGTGGAGCGCATCCAGGGGACGATTTACGGCATCTCGCGCGTCGAGCCGGTCAAGTACCTCCAGTGGAACCTGAACGATTACTGGAACATGGGGCAGGACAGCGCGCAGTACGCGCTGCTACCTATCGTCATGACAGACCCACTCGCGAACCCAAACTACCAGTCCATGGTGATGGGTCTCGCCGCCGTGTGGCTGACGAATCCGCAAAGCACGCAGTTCGCGCAGTTCCCGGCGATCTACAAGGACGCGGTGGGGCTGTGCAACGCCATCAAGTCGCAGATTCAGGAATCGATGGACGTGAACGATGCCATGCTCGGCAAGATGCCGGCGGGCCGGAAGAACCAGGCGCAGGCCGCGGCTCAGGCGCAGTCGCAGGAGTCGAACATTATCGACCACGCGAAGCGTTACGAGGGCTGCATGCTCAACCCGCTTCTGGAGCGCATGTTCGAGCTTGACCGCCAGTTCCGCACGAAGGAACTGACCGTGGTGACGATGGGCGAAGTCGGCGCGCGGGCGAAGCAGGAAGAAATCCCGGTTCAGGCTTTCGGTGAGCGCTACTTCTTCCGCTGGTGCGGCACGGCCTATCAGACCGGCATGCAGCGCATGCAGCAGATGATTGCGTGGATGAACGTGCTGCGCGGCATTCCCCCGCAACAGCTTGATGGCCGGCGGCTCAATGTTGGCCCGATTCTGGAGATGGGCACGGAACAGATCTTCGGGCCGGAAGTCGGGCCGCGAATCCTGATCGATGAACGGAACCTGTTCCACGTCGAGCCGAGCGATGAGAACCTGATGATGTACAACGGTTTGCCGG